AAATACCTTACTTCCGTATAGATGTCTTGTTGCTTTTTTATATACACCATAAGAATAATCATCATCATCCTCTTCAAATTTGAATATTGTTTCAGCTTTTAAATTTGTTAAAGGTTTAAGTTTTATATTTTCAACATCTAGCTTTTCTGTCCAGTCATGCACAACTCCTCTAGCTGATAAAGTTACATCTCCTGAGCCAGCACCTCCTGATGTTTGCTTAATAAAAGTATCTGCATAAGTTTCAAACTGTATCTCATTAGGATTAGTATCACTAGGCAAAGTGACTAAATTAAACATCTTTAAAATAGCAGCAATAAACTCCCATTGCCCCATCTCACCTCTTAAGGTATTCATTATCGCAGAATTTACAACACTTAACACACTAACAGTATATGTAAAAACAGGAGTGTAAGTGAAATCAAACTTAACTCCAACAGATGCAGCTTTTATTTGTAAAGTAAAACTATCCAAATTATCAAGCTCAAGAAAAACAGTATAAGTAGGTGGTGCATAACCTGTTGTACTAGCTGGCACAGTAAAAGTTTCTAAATTTATGTCCTGAGTAATACCTCCAATAATTGCAACACATTTAAACTGAACATCAATATCTGAGCCTGTAGTATTTTCAAACTGTATTCCATTCCTAACAACTGTTACTGTAGTATTGTCAGATGAAGCAACGAAAACCCCTGTAAGTGAGGTTACTTGAGGGGGCGTACTACCTGCAACTGGAGTAGAACCAACTTCTATATCAGTAAAAGATGTTGGAACATCGCAATTAGTAAGCCAACAAGTACTTCCAGCTACTCTTACACAAAGCATGTTATAATCTGTTGCTCCTTCTGCTAAAGGTACACCATCTTCACCCCAGTTAAAATCCATGTAAAGTCTTTCAAATTGTGCATCATTAAAAAATGTACTACTCCATGAAAAAGGTGTATCTTCAAATATTCTATTTATTAAATATTTTATTTGTATCCATGGCCTCCATACATCCTCAAGTCTAGCTATAATCGGCATATCATCTGTACTATAAGTATATTGATGTTTCCAATCTACAAAAGGATATTTTAAAGTATCATTTGCATCTCTATAACCAGATGTACCTGCATTATCATAATTAATTCCTGTACCTGATGTATTCCAACTGTTTTTAATATTTGTTATCTGATACTCATGTTCAAGCTCAGTAAAATCAATATCTCCTATTATTTTGTTTTCAAGATAATCTTTTAATGCTATTGCTTCACTATATAAATTTACATTGTAGCTAACCTCTCCATTTTTATCACTAACATCAATCAATCTTAAAAACCCTTCAAATACTAAAAATCCATCCACCTTAAGAACAGCTTTCGTTTGCATATAAGGATTAAATATTACACCATCATACAATCTAGTAATACTAAAAATATTATCAAAAGTTCTTTGATTCCTTTTTGTTTGTGGTATATTAAAGCTTTTTGAATATGATTGCACCTTTTCTGCAATCTTAGTAAAATCATCTACACTTAAAGTAAGTGGTATTGTTTCATCAGCATAAAGGTCTAGAAGAACCTCTCCACTATTAAATATTGTATTGTAAGTAGTAGGTTGGCTTGTTTGTTTCCTTATCTTAAAGTTGTTAAGTCCAAATGGTGCAGAAGAAGCATCATACTCAATTACTACTGTAGGATGTGGAGATGAAAATTGTATATTGTGTTCTACAAAAGCTGTATTACTTACAGAGGCAGTAGGTGTTAAAATATGTGTAGCAACCCAACTTGTGCTATTGTATTCATGTACTTTAAACTCTCCACCACCACTTGTATAAGATGTTATGTTATACATAAACTTATAGTTTACACCGATAAATATATTGTTCAGCTTTTGTAAAATACAAGTTTGTCCTGTTTCAAATATTACTCCACCTGCAGATTGGTAAACTGTAGCAGGGCTTGTATCATAACCTCTATAAAAAGTATTGAGATACATCCCAGCTGCTTCATAATGATTTACTTGCTGTTGAACAAATGTAGCACTTGAAGCTAGTGAGTTATTACCTGATCCATTTAAACTACTCCAATTAATACCATCCACATAATAATCATAACCTGAATTAGCTAAAGGTGCTGTGTTAAGTGCTTGCTGAGGAAATACTGATAGCTGTACTGCCATACTATATGCTTTGAGTTCTTAGTGTTTTACTTTTTTCTATTTCAAATGTAAATTGTATAAGCTTATCATTTGCAATAGTTTTTCTTGTTATCTTCTTTGTTGCTAATCTTACAGGTTGTGTATATTGATTGTTTGCCTTTTCTGCAAATTCATTATGAGATTCAGAAATATAAGAATCTAGTAACATAACTTCAGGGCTATTTATTAAATACTCAAAAGCTTTCCCTTCATCTTCAGTTATATAATCAGTATTTATTTTTATCTTTTCCGTTGTATTTACTCTAAACGATTTTTTACCTCCCTTAAAGCTGTTAATCTTATAGCTACTCTCATTCCAACTTCCTCCCAACTGATTATATGTAGTGCCTTTTGTGGTAAATGTCTTGCTAGATTTCTTAGTGAAAGTGTAATAGTCCCATCCACCCCATTGGTTTAACCAACATAATCTGATAGGTTCATAATTCTTTAAGCTTGGGCAATTCACATAAAACCTCATGTTTTCACTAGCCCCACTTGCTGTAGGTGTATAACTCCTTATGTCGTAATAATTAAGAGTACCATTGGTAAGTGCAGTATCAAATCCAGCAAACCATGCTCTAATATTTGCAGGTCCTACACCCATATACAAGAAATTGTATTGTGTATTATTATTAAAAGCTCCTCCACCATTTGCTACATTATTTAATACAGTATAACTAGCACTTGCTATTGGTAAATTATCAAAACCAAAAGAATTTATTACATACTTGTCAAAATTATTATCTCTAAATAGCGTCAGCGTCATATAATCCTCAGCATTAACATATTGAGTTGTAGGCATATTAGTTAGAAATTTACTATCAGCAGCGCCTAATACATAACTCGGTGCAGTTTCCATATCAAAACCAAAATTATTTTTTACCTGCTTTAAGATAGCATCATAAGAAATATAACCATTAAAGATATTATAGCTTGTACTATTTGCAAAATCTTGTTCTATAATCACACCTGTAGCAGTATCTAAATATTCTACACTAAATTGTACTGCAAAAAATTTAGATAGGTTTTTATTTCTTGATAGTTTATCAACTAAATGTAAAGGATAAGTTCCACCAACAGGGTCGCCTACAGTTTTTACATCTGCATTTTTACCAGTTGTATGGTCACCACTTACATAAGTTTCTATTACATTTCTAAAATCAAATATCCCTGTTCCTACATTATTAGGTACTGTTCTAAATATACCTATTTGAGTTCCTGTATTTGATAAACTTACTATAACATCATCGCTTATATGTACTCTTGCAACAAACTTAACCTCTACTTGAGCTTGTACTACAGTATCATTTTGTAAAGCAAATATTATCTCTTGTCCTACTGGTACTAAAGTTTTATATAATGGTTTTTGTGTAATTATTGTTGCCATATTAATTGTTTGTTGTTGTTCTTATTTCTTCTAATAAATCAAACTTAATAGCTGTTAAAATATCATTCTCAAAATTCTTTATTGATACTCTTAAAGCGTTTTGAAAAAAACTTATTCCTTTGATTCCTTTTGTCCATAACACTTTTACCATAGCTATTTTTAAACCTACAGTTGATTTGTATTGCCCTCCTCCTTTCTTTCCTTTTTTAACTCTAGGTTGTAATCCTTTCTTTTTAATAAAAGATCCTATGCCCTTGTATATACTTCCTGAGCTTCTACCACTTCCAAATTTAAACGGACTTCTAACCCATTCTGATTTATAATTTTTATACTCTTGAATCCCTGAATAGTTGCCAGGATATTTACCTCCTTTCAAAACACCTCCTGCTCCTTCAACACCAGCATCTACAAAAGCTCCATATCCTTCCATATAGAAATTTACAGAATACACCATATTCGGAGCATCTATTCCATACCTTACTGATTTCTCTAGGTTTCCTCCTCCCTTCTTACCTTTCTGAAGATTTCCTTTAGATAAGGCAACAACCTTTTTTCCAAAATCATTTAAAGAATTTTCGAGCCTTCTATTTATCCTACCTCTCATTACTCAGCTACTCCTACAAATAATTCTACTCTTGGATTGTAAGATGCACCTACAGGTTTTACCATTAAACTAGCTATGTCTAACATAGTCCCAAAACTTGGAGCCCCTGCTTCACCTAAAGCAATTGCTGCTCCTTGTGAAAGTATGTGAGAATTACCAGCTGTTATAGTTACTGTATAACTTGAGGTAGTAGTTTGAACTGCTAGCTCTATCTCTGCATTCGCATCTAAGTTTGTCACCCTTATGTATTTAGTTCTATCTACATCTATTGCTCCAGCTGATGTATGAGGGCTAGCAGCAAAAGTTGCTATCGTTGTAGTTTGTGAATGGGCACAGGTTACTATTCTTTCAAGAACATCTCCAATACCTGTAGTTGTTACTGTGTTTGTAGAACCTCTTAAAGCTCCGTTAAGTGTCACCGTCTCAGACAATGTCGTTACTAAATCTGCCATATTTATTTACTTTTTATTATTGTTAAAATTGTATTTATTTTTTCTTTTAATTCCTCCATGTTTTTAGCATTCTTTTCATGGTGCTTTGAGAATGTATCTTTTACTTCTCTTATACTAAAAAAGAAGAAATTATACAAAGCATAAAAACAACCCAAAAGCAATACTACATTTAGGCCATAACTCTCTATTAATTGTAAAACTTCTTCCATTATATTTTAATCCTTATTGTAGGTGGTAGTATTTGAATCTCCACCTTCCCTATCCTGATCTTATTTAATTTTTTCAAATATTCTATCATCTTAATATCCTGCTCCTTCTTGCGTTACTGGAATATTACAAGTCTGGAAATCATTCTGCACTACTACATTTATTTGAAATACCCACCCACAACAAAGATTGTCAAATCTTTCCTGAAATGGTTCTATAGTAAAATCTCCATCTGTAAAGTATATAGCATCATTAATATCATTAATACCTGCTAGTGATTGTCTTTCTGAATGCCTTAACATTCCTATTATATCAGTACTTATCTGTAAGCACTCATTAAAAACATCTTGCTCATTATTTAGCTTCTTAACTAACTTACTAAAACTAGCATCTGCATTGTTTTTATTCCAATCCTCTTTCTCGCTTACCATATCCATAATAAACACCTGAAAGTTATATATCAATTCACTTTCTCCAGTTGATACATTAATCGGTGTTAAGTGCATTAAAGGAAATTTAGTATTTTTCTCCATGTCTATCTCCCAAATATCACCAACGGATGTTGTGAAAATCTGGTCATGATATTCACCTATTCTTAAAAATGTGTTTACTACATTATTATATGTCTTATTTTGTACCATCTGTTCTAATATTTATTGATTCTTGCAAATCAGTTTCATAAGTAAGCCAAGTTAAACACTCTAACAACTCAAGCTTTGTTATTTTTTCTAAGTTTATAATCTTACCATCCGTCAATCTGTACATGACTCCAAACCAGCCCCAGCGTCCAGCAAAGTCACCATCTAGTCTAGTGTCAGCTGCTTCAGATTCACTTCCATTAAATACGACTGCGTACTCTTCAACAATACGGTTGCGAAATTCCAAAAAAAAACCAGCGCCCCTTGCACTTGCTTTGCTGTCATCTTACTTAAGATTTCAACCCTTTCCTCTATATTTCCATCGTATGCTTCAATGGTGTATTCTTTTCCATTCCTCTTTGTAATTGGCCTATATAAAACAGCCATTATTTTTTTTAGGTTCTTCATGTAATCATCATCAATAAAATGCTCGATATCTGCATACTCACCTAAAGTGATTTCATCAAGATTAGGATGAAAGCCATAATTTACTTCATCAATTCTTATTATATGCTCAAGCACTCCTTTATCTAAAGCTTGTATTGTAGTAAGCTTTGATAATATAGTTGATACATCACTTAACCTTAAAGCTTTTGCATATCGCTTAGGTATATCAGTCATAGCTTTTATCATGTGTAAAGCTTCTTCGCTGTTATTTCCTTCTTTGTAATCTATTAACTTTCCATAAGTTTCTAAACTGACATCCTTCCATTCAGTTATTAAATTAAATTCTTTTACTTTGTTATCCTTTTCGATTTTTAGCTTCATAATAATATATAGAAAAAATTGGTTTTTAGTTTAAAGTTTGTATATTCGCCCCTCATTTCTTATTAGTTTCCATTTTTGTTAGGGGGTTATCACTACGATGCCCCCTTTCTATTGCACAAAATATCTACCTGCATTAGGATTATCTAAGTGGTATATAACGTTATATCTCACCCCATCAATACTGTGATTGTAAGCATCTACATATAACTTAGAACCTTTGTCTGCATATACATAGTTATTTAATTCTTTTGCTATATTGGTAGACTCAGGAGATATAATTAATTCAAAATCTTGCATCCTTGTTATACCACTTTCAATAGTTCCTTTTTTTACAGGCTTTATATTAACACCTAAATGTCTTAAGTCTGCTATAAGTCTAGGTTCTGCACTATCTGCAATAATAAGCGTATTGCCTACCTTGTCTAATACTATCTGTGCTAACTCGTGAGACTTTAATCCGTTCTGATAGATATGCTCTTTTAAATATATCTTCATTTTCTTTTTATCAATCGCTACTTCTGTTAGTGAGTCAGGATCAACAGAGAATCCAAAGTCCATTCCACAAGAAGTCTGCAATCCATCAGGATTAAATTCTCCTATACTCCAGTTAGTGAATACCACGCCCTCAGCCTTGTCTAACCAGCCCCCAAGTATCTTATGTTGATACTTTTTAAAGTTATTATGTTTTATACTCTTAATACGCTCTAAGAAGCTCTGTGAGAGATTATCTTTATTGTCTAGATATGTACTATGAATATAACACACATTATCTCTAAAACCATTAAATCCAGCTTCTACGCCTTTACTTTCAAAGAATCTTCTATATATCCAATGCTCTTTAGTAACAGGATTAAGTATAAGTATGATTCTATTTTGCACATCTTTTTCTCTAATACTTAAATCAATAGTATCGAATATATCTTCGTCTATTAATTCTTCTGCTTCATCTAATACCCAACAGCTTATTCCTTGTAATGACTTTAGACTTGCAGTCTGATTACCTGCTGAAGTCTTTATACCTCTAAATAGTATATCACTCTTATTGCCTAAGTTTAGAACCTCTGCTTTGTTTACGCTAAATATATTCTCAAATCCTAGTAGACTGATCTTCTCTAAAAATTCAGGTATAATAGATAAGTGAGCAGATACCATTGTATATCTTGTAAATAGTATTCTTATGTTTTTAGACATTGTAAGTAATGTCAAGAATACTGTAACTGCAAATGACTTACCTGAGCCACGACCTCCTGTTATTATAAAGTATCGTGCATCAGAATTAAATAGTGCTTGATATTTCTTATTCAGTTTCAGTTTCTACAAAGTTTATTAGTGGCATATTAATACTTTCATCATTAGTAGTTACGTCTACTCTTTGTTGTGGTTTACCATAAAAATACTCAAAGAATAATTTAACTGCCCATTGTTCTTTTCTTTCTAATCCCTTTTGTAATGACTCTAAAGCCATTCCATTCATAGGAGTTAAATGCTCTATTAACTTTTGCTCTTCTGCTTTACCTTTGCGACCTGAACCTTCTCTTTTACCTCCGTGTTTACTCATCTTGAAAAAACTTGATTAATCAACTTGTTTATTATATAATGTAAATTATTTGAATTTGTTTTCTACCACACATATTGTATCATTATGATTTCCACCGTGTGCAACTAATAGTATTTCTATTTGCTCAAATCCATTTTCTTTTCCTATTCCGTTACTATTCCACCCAAAGCTAATGACCTTGCTATCTTTTTTTGTTACTCTTGATATTTCTTTTTTTAGATTACCCCAAAAGCTAGACTGTGTAGTTTGCATATTAACTGATTTTCCCAACTTCTTATAACATTCTGCAACTTGTCTTGGACTGTATGGAGGATCAAACAATACTAAGTCTATTGTATTATTATTCATTTTTTTTAAAAAATCTAAGGCATCTAAATTATAATCAGTATTAAACTGACTGTCTAAATCATTTGTTATGGTTGCTATTTTATTATTATTAGAAAAAGGATCAATACTTATGAAGCCTTCTTTATAATTAAACAAATTAACACAATTATATTTATCTATTAAATTTTTAATAGGACTTATTTCAAATGTATTTTTATTAGGCATAGCCCAAGCTTTATTTACTATCATTGGTATTCATTTGGCAACATTAGTCTTATATTCAATTCACTTAACGCCCATATCCTTATTTGTTCTGCATATATCTCAAATGCTTTAGTATCCATTGTAGCTGTACTATTGATTATTTGCAGACCTACTTTATTGTTATTTACTTCTATGCTTTGCCACTCACTAGCAAACTTTACCTTTAGTATATCGTGGATTTCATTTGGGTAGTAGCCTAATTCTTCTGATAGTGTTTGTACTATACATTTCCAATAATAATTATTTTGCATAATTGACCTGTTATTCCGTTGCTTTTTTACATCTACTATATAATCATTACCTAATTCTTTTAAGTAATTAATTAGCATTTGCTTATCTCTACTATCTTTTATTACAAACTTCATTAATCAAATGGTTCGTTAATACCTCTTTTAAGCCAGCATCCTTATTTGTTGTTTCATACTATATATATAGAATTTATTGTTATTTATTTAAAAGGCTCGTTTATACCTCTTTCACCTATTAACTTTTCTTTTGTACTCTTCCATAACTTATCACCTCTTTTACTTAATGATGGCTCGGTACGCCTTAAATTAGGAATACCATCTGTCGGTTCAGAATCCATGTACAATCCACATTCACAAAGCCCTTCTTTTGCAACCCACTTTCCATCTCTAAGAACGATTGTAGCTTTCGGTAAATCTCGTTCTTTACCACATACACATTTATATAGTGCCATCATGCAGTTTATCTAATTCAAAATGTAAGTGATTGATTGCTTTTCTTATATCTTCAACTCCTCCGTCATTATGTTTGTTTTTACTTCTTAATAAATAAGTGACAGCTGTGCCAACATTGTAACTTAAATCAAAGTTTGTAACTACATCTTTTGCCATATATCCATTCTTACCTTTATAATAAGTAGGTATTTCATCTAAGTCTATCGGTGTCATTATTAAAGTTTTTTATATTGTTTTTTAATTTATTGTTTTCGTATTTACGCCTTTTACTTTCTACTATTGTTAAGCATATTGTTAATGCTATTGCAAAAATTACTATTGCTATAAACACAACATTCATAGCTTATCTATCAATTTAAGCATTTGCTGAGGAGTATATATTCTTGAATCTCCATCATAGTTTTCGTATACGCTTGTAAAGTTATCATCTTCATAAGTCCATAAAGACCTGACATTATTTTTGATATGATGCCTTAAGATTGACTTTATTCCTTTGTAAGTTCTTTTATTATTCATTGTATTTTTTATATAGTTTTTTTATTCCATCATAACAAGTTGATATACACGAACCACAATTAGTACGAGTATTGTAATTTGTATTGTGTATGGTGTTATATAATTCAATCATTGTCTTTTTAGCATTTACATCTTTTGCTCTTCCACTCTTAAGATCAGGCCATAAATTATTTATTTCATTTATTAAATCTTCATGTAAATCATCTGGTGCTTGTATTTCTGTTGTTTTTTGCCAGTAACCCTGTGGGCAACTCATAGGGGCAAGTCTGGCTTTAATTTTCATGAAACAGCCACACCTCTTGCAGTTTCCTGTCAGCTTAAAATAATAAACACATTCTTTACAGATTTTAATTCTATCATTATAAATATTATCCTTAACTAGGAATTTCATATCCTTTTTGTTTTATATTTAATAGGCATAGGTTGTTCAAAACCGAACTGCATAAAAAACGAGTTCTTTTTATCAGGATTGTAAATCTTAACTTTCTTCTTAACTTTCTTCATTCAACTGCTTTTTTAATAACTCTCTTACTTTGTCTATTGTACTAAATAAACTGTTCCTGCTTATCTTTGTTTTTTCAGCTAGTGAGTCAAGTGTATTACCCTCGTAATAGTAAAGTTCAAAAATCTTTTTATCATACCAGTTAAAATTATCTAAAGCATTATCAATTTTATCTAGCTTTTTCCATTGATTGTTTACTTCTTGATTCGGAATGTTCTGTAAACTTTTATTAATAGAATAATCAAAGTGCTTACAATCATCACCAGTAGTACAGCTATTAGTGTAAATATAGCTGTCAATATGTGAATAATATTTTTTGTATTTATAATAATAATTAGATCTTGTTGTAGTTAATGCTCTTCGTAGTGCTACATTTCCATACTTTAAAATACCTACCTCTCCATCTTTCTCCCATATTTTTTTTAAAGTGTCAGGATTCATGCTGAGAAAATATAACATTAACTCCTGCACAGCTTCATTTATTTCATTCTCATCCTTAGTCCATGATGTGCATACTAGCTTAAATTTTTCTGTTAATCTTGATATTTCTACATATATCTCAGTCATTTTCAGGCTCTAGCTTTTCAATTTTTTCAACCAACTCTGCTAACATCTCAGCTAATAAAACTCTATAAGCTCTTACTTTATTAGTGTTTCCCTTTGTTTCTGCACCTGCAAAAAATCCATTTGTCATTACAGATAGATTAATAGGTATTATCATTAACCAGTCCCAGTAGTTATTCTCCTTTAATCCTTTTCCGTAATTGTTGTGATATTCCAAGACTATTTGTAAAACCTCCAGGTAATTATTATATCTTGATTTTGTACTTACTTCTTTTGCAAATTCAGTACACATCAAAATATAAGTTTCTACTGCTTGTCGGTGCTGCTCGTTAGCGTAGATTGGTTTTGTCATACGCCAAAGGTAATAAAAAAGTTACTCTAATCCTTTTTCTTTTTTTAATTTATTAACAACCTCTTTATAATAACTTATCTTTTCTTCATAATCTGCTCTACTTAATTTAATTGTTGTCTTTGCTAAATAAAGCAATTCATCAGCAGTACCTTCTCCATAATTAGCATCTAAGGCTAAAGCAAATTTATATTGTTCTCCTTGCTTAAACATATTACAACCTACACATTGGACTTGACAATTTACTTCGTCAAATCTTGTAGCTAAATATGAACGACTTTGAAAGTGTCCACATTGCATACCTCCTGTCTTATAATGAGCAGCCTTACTACAAGTATAGCATTGCGTTATTCCATATTCATTACTAGAACGAAGCCTTATATAAAGACTGAACCATTTGTCTAGTTCTTTTTTTAATTTAGATATTGTTTTCATAGTCCACAATATCCACTATCACATTCATTAAAATCATCAAAAGATAATTCTGTTTGTGGTTTCCAATTTATTATTTCCCTGTATTTAGCATCTTTACGAAAAGTATTAGGATAGTTTTCTTCTTCAATTCTTGCAAACCATTCCATTTTATTTTTATGTTCTTGGCTCATTTTATTTAGAAACAAAGGACTTCTGTGAAAACACCCTACACAATTATTATAATACCCTTTTTCAAACCCTACCCACTTATTTTTATTCCAATAATTTTCAATATCTATTGCTTTTAACCCATCTTCAATTAGAGGGAATTTTGGCACTCTCCATTCAACTAATCCCCATTTGTTGTTTCCGTTATCGTGCTTACCTACAACTATTTTTATTTCTTCAGTTCCATCTTTAGTAAGTTTATCCAACATTCTGTTTGCTCTTTTTTCTTCTCCTTTTCTAAATCCTATTCTCATTTCACAAATCTCATTAATCTCCTTTTGCCACCATTCAAAGATAGGTTTCATTTTTAAATGAGTAGTACAATATCTAGCCATAATGTTAGGTAAGTAATGACTTCCATTCTTTCCTTTATTCCAATCACCATTAATTACATCTTCAAACGGTTTTCCTGTAATCCAATTAATATCAATTCTTTCAGATAAGTCAAGCATTATTTTTATAATATTGTCCTGCTCAGTTGTTCCTACAAACTCACAGCCAATTAAATCTGAAACAATTTGCCTTACTTTTTTATCAGGGTATTCACAAAGTTTATCATTAGTCCTAACTAAAGAAAACACATTATAATCAGCAGGGTAGTTAGCTGCTATATAGCTACTTGATTTACCTCCACTTAAAGAATTAACTGTTTTCATAGCCTAACTCTGATCTCCATTTGTCTTGAATAACTCCTTTACGAGAATTATATACTTGCCCTCTAAACTCAGGACTTTCTTCTTGTATTTTTCTCCTCATTCTTTCTATTGTTTTGATGTTTGTTAGCTTACTTTCAGCAAACATTTTCATAAATTCATAGCAAGTTATTTCATCAGGATCTATACTCTTTGCTTTTAATTCATTAAACCAGAAAGTAGCTATCAGTTTTTGATCACTATCTCTTAAATGAGGTGCTTTGATTAACAGATTTTTTACTTCATCTTTTGTTTTCATTTCTTATAGTTTATAGTTCATCTTCAAATTTAGTACAAAAATATGCTTCCAATACACATATCAAAATAAGTATTAAATATATAGCTGTTAATATCTTCATAGTGATAATAATATTTCTTTACATAATTCATAAGGCACTTTACTTCTCTCATAGTTGTTTTTTTCTCCCTGTACTCCTGTCTTAGAACCTCTTGGAGCTTTTTCGTGATGACAAATATTACCTTTTTTTCTATTATTACATACAGGTCTTGGCAACCAACCTTGCAATTTATTATCTCCAAATAAATCGTTACTTGATAAGTGGTTTGTCCAGATGTCAGTAGGTTTCATTCTTGTATCTCCATACTGACAATAGGTAACTGTAACTCTAGGTAATTTTTGCATAAAAGACAATTTCCTTAACTTGCCTCTTGGATTCTCTATAAAGAAAAAATCAGGTTGAAAATAATTTATAATCTCTAAAGTTTTTCTGACAATTTGACAACCAACTATTGCCTCTAATGTTTTTGGAGTATGATCTTTATTCCAATGATGTCCAATACTTGCTACACTAAAATAAGTACAAGGAGGACTTGCCCATATAACATCAGGTTTAAAAGGTACTTTGCTTACATCAAATTCTAATATATTAGTTACATAATCAATATTTTTAAAATCCTTTATATCTACTGAAAAGGTTTCGTGTCCTAGTTCTTCAGCTACTTTGCTAAAACTTCTGCTTCCTGCAAATAATTCCAATATCTTCATTTGAGTAGTTTTTTTGGTTCTTGATAATAAGGTACATTTTTTATCTTTAAAGTTTCTGTCTGATAAGTAGCATCATCTATTGTTTTTTTATGGGCATAAGTCCATTTGTAGAAAGTTCTAATATTTAAAAATGGTTCATCTTTACCAAATCTTACACCTATGCGAAAAGCATCTACAATTTGATTAAAGCTCATCCTTCCAAATCTTCTTTCTGTTTGTAAATCATTTGCAAATATTTTAGCTAAACTAGCCATTGTTTTACCATCAGATCTATGCCCTATCTCTATTGATGTTTTTGCAATAAGGTCATACACTTTAGTAGTTAAATCTTTCAAGCTTTCATCTCTTAATAATTTCATAATAAATCTTTTCCTTTTAAATATTCACTTAATTGTGCATCTATCTTACTTGTAGGATTTTTCTTGTCTCTTCGTTCCCAAGTCCTAACAGCAGCCCTCCAATCTTTCATTTTATTTCTGCCAATATACCAATTTTTAGATTCATAGAAATCAATAAAAGCTACTGCATCTATTTTATTCTTTCTCTCTGAGCAATAAAGAGCAATATCAGAAATTGTAGGTTTCTTGAAACGCTTTCTATTACTATCTGTAAGATTAGTATTATTTATATTTATATTAGTATTATCTCTTAACTTATTGCTTGCAGAGTGCTTAACTAAAGTGATGCACCTGCTTAATATTTCTTTACTACCTTTTTTATAAGTAACTTCTCTTTTAATAAAATTATTATCTTCTAAAATTTTTAACCATTTTTGAATAGATGTTTTACTTACCTCATACAAGCTAGCAAAATACTGTGTTGATGCTGTACACTTACCATTCATATTACATAAAGCTGTAATCTCTGCATATAGTAATTTCGCATTAGGGGTTATCCCTCTGGCATACCTTACATTAGCAGGGATTACAGCATAGTAACTAGGTTTTTCTTTCATCTAATCTCTGTTGTGTGTTTGTGATTTCTGAGGGCTAACTTAATTAAATCTAATTGATAATAAAAGTCTTTGTATGATAAAACAATATCTAAAACTAAATCACCTGATCTAATTCTTACAGATTTCTCATGTATAGAGCTATGTTTTACTCCATGCTCTTTTAACCATCTTTGCAAGTGATGTAAATCTGCAAATGATTTTTTCTGATTCTCAATCTTTGTATAAGCATTATATATTTTGTCAAAAGTTTCTCTATATAATTCCCAATGGTCAAAGTTTGCATCATGTGTTCTATCATAATGATATACAGTTGTTCTATCTCTATTAAGTTCTTTAGCTATTATCTTCTCATGTATAAAATCAACCTTCCTTGCAACACAACTTAC